GTGTAGGAGCCCCGCTTCCACGGGCAGACCAGAACGCTCTTGCCCTCGACCAGCATCTCGCGCAACGTCGCCCCGCAATCGACGCACTCAGCCCGCCCCATGCCGGCGATGGTACACGGCCCTCAGAACAGCGTGAAGCCCCGGCGGGGGGTCCGGGGCTTCACGCGTCAGGGCAGTTGCTCGTCAGTCACCTCCAGTCGGAGCGGGCTCCCACAACCACGGCTGCCCACAGAACCAGCCCGCTCGCGAACGCAACGGCGAACACCGCAATGATGACGACGTCTGGGAGGTTCACTTCGTCATCTCCAGCATCTCGGCGACCTTGGGGTGGAAGACGTTGACGTGAGCGGTCATCATCGCGGGGATGAGGCGGACCGCACACGGTGAAGCCGGGCAGGGGACGCGCTCGAACGGCCAGCCGTCAGAGCGCAGCGCCTTCACGTAGGCCGGGTCGGCGCCCATCCGCTCGGCCACATCGGCGAGCTTCTGATTGCCGCTCACCGACCGTCTCCTGCCACTTCCGGCACGCTGTACCAGCCCGGCTTGTCCGCTTCGATGCGCGGGCCGGTCAGATTGACGATGGCGTCCCACTCGCGGCTCAGGCGACCCACCCGGGCGCAGTAGCCACAATCGGAGCACCGCTTGGCGATGAGGTCCAGCTTGGCCTGCGAGTGCTTGGCGTGGATGTGCCCGCAGACCGAGCACGAGACCGTCGAGTTGTGCTGCCAGTGGCCGTTCATCGGGCCGCCGCCAGTGCCCGAGCGAAGGGGCCTTCCGCGGCGAGCGCCGCGCAGCGCTCGCAGTTGGGGACGAAGTTCGTGACGTCGAAGATGAGCGTCCGGCCGGCGCGCTCGCCGCACAGGGTCCACGCGTTCGGGCCGTCGATGGCGACCGTCTCGTCGAGGGCGTCGAGGGCGTCGAGGCAGCCGCAGCCGGTCCCGTCGGGGTGGCGTGCGTCATGCTCGGCGATGACGCCGTCGAGGGCGACGCTGACGAGGTGAGAGGTCCAGTCGTTGGTTGGTTCGTTGCCGGTGTCGCTGCCGGCGGCTCGCACGAGGTTCATCCCTGTTCTCCCTTTCGCCCGGGTCATCCTCCCGGGTGCGAGGAGATTGTCTCACTGGCACGCTGCCGTGTCAATAGGGTTTCACGTGAAACTCTCAGCGGTCGTTGCGACCGCCATCCCGCGGGTCGATGGTGGGGACCCCGACGGCCTGCTGGATGCGGAACGCTTCCGTCGCTGAGACCCGGTCGATGTCGGTGTCCCACTGGACGGCGGTGACCGCGAGGGGGTCATCGACCCAGCGCATGCGCGTGCCGTCCCAGTGCGCGCCGTTGTTGCCTTCGACCCTGAACAGGGCCGCGACCGAGTTGTCAAGGTTCCGGCGGACGTAGTAGCTCATCTCTCTCCCTTGCTGCACGGCCGGCTGGGGCCGGGGTAGTCCCCCGCCCCGCCGGAGCCGGTGCATGGCCTCGACCACTCGCTTCCCACCCCGGTTTCGGCTACCGGGCCGCGGTTAGAACGGCTTGCGCCTCCCGCCTTCCCAGTTCCAGTGCGGAGAGTATCCGCTACCTAGTCGCCGTCACGGGCCAAAGCCTTGTCCGTCGGGCCGACCCAATCGAGCTGGCTGGGGGTAGAGGAACCGGCCACTGGCAAGGTGGTCCGCCGTAGCCACATCATCCCGAGCCACCGGGCCTATCTGTGGGCTCCCCATCCCCAGCCGCGCATCTGCCGCATCCGCTCTAGTCGGCGCCGGCCCTGAGCGGGCCGGGGCTTCTTGGCTTCGTCGCTGCTCGACCCCCATCTTCTCACTGGCACTGTCCCGTGTCAAGTCACCCGACGGTCACCTTCTCGGCGGGCGCAGCAGCGAACGTGCCGGCCAGCCCTGCATGCTGGGCAGTGTCCGGCGGCACATCGCCCGACGCAACGTGCTTGATGGGGAAGACCTTGCCGTGCTGCCCGAGGCAGATAGGGCACGTCCTGCGGTCCGCGGCGCTCGACCATCGCCAACCGCTCAGCACGTCGGCGTTCTGGAGCATGTTGACCCGCTGGGCCTCACGGTAGGCGCGCATCATCTCGGTCCGCGCCAGACGCAGGTTCTGCCAGTGCATCTGGTTGAGCTGACTGTCGAGGTTCTTCGCCACCTCCAGCGGTGAGTGGCCGAGCGCGATGCCGTTGACCAGCGTCTGGCTCACATTCGTCACCGTGGCCTTCGAGCGGTCGCGCAGGAGCTTGTCCAGCGGCGTGCCGTCACTGGCGAACCCGACCACCGCCCATGTCGCCGCCACCGAGGCTGGCGTGGATGAGGTCGGTGTTCGTGGCCTGCGCCTTCTGCATGGCGGCCTGCTGGCTGTCACGAATGGCGCCGGCGCTGACCTTGGCGTACAGGGCGGTGTTCTGTTCGAGCTGACCGATGAGCGCCTTGTAGCGCTCCTGCTGGAATATCCAGTGACGTGAAGGGGAAGCGCCCCGCGGGTCCATGCTGGGGTTGGCCCGCTGCCACTGCTCCAGACGGTCCGTGAAGCCCCGGTAGTCCTTCTGCGCCTGCCGGAGCACGTTCTCGTACGCAACGAGCATCCGTGACGCCGTGACTCGGTCAAGCGCGGACAGGAAGGCCCGCTGGTCATCCACGATGGCGTAGATGTCAGCCATGAAGTCCCTCCTCGCACATCCGGCAGGTCACCGGCACCACGATGTCGTTGCCACACGAACAGTCCGGGCAGATACACCTGATGAGCGGCGCCGGAAGCTGGGCCGCTGGGGCGATGTCGGTCAGCTCCTTGCCACGCGCCCGAGCTTTCCGTCGTCGCTCGCGCTCACGATACTCGGGATGCGCCAGACGCCACGCCCTCCCGTACGCCCGTCGGAACTCGGGCTCATGCCAGCGACCGCCCCTCGAACCCGGGCCGGTCGGAACGCTCCTCGACGAGCGCTCCACGGCCTACCCCTCATCAGGCGTGATGGTGAAGTCGGTGAAGGCCATGAGCCATTCACGTAGACCCTCGGCGCCCTCGCGGGCGATGCGCTCCGCTTCGGGCCACGTCGCTCCACGGACGTTGATGCCCCACGCGATGACGGTGTAGTCGTCCTTGATGACCGCGGTGATGGCGATGCCGGCGTGGTCAACGCTGATGGCGTCCTTGACCGTGAGGAACTCGGTGTCCCCCCACTCCAGCGCCATGTCAGCCAGCGATGCTCAGTGGGGTGTTCGAGCCACCCTTCGGCGGGACGACTGAACCGGCGTCCATCATCTGGGCCTGACGCGAGGCGGCTTCGTCGTCTTCCTTCGCCCGCAGCTTGGTCTCCTTCGCAGCATCGACGCCCGGCATCATCGTCAGCAGCGTCGCCGTGGATACGCCGAGCCCGTGCATGAGCTGGAGCGTCTCCAGATGCTCCTTCTCGTTGCGCGTCTCCGGGTCCGCCCACGTCGGGTTGAAGGTCAACGTCATCAGGTCGTCGAGCGTCACACCCGGACCATCGGCGCTGCCTTCTCCGTACACGACAGACATGGCCGTCGCCATCTGGACGAGGGCCGCCCAGATACCGCCCCACTTGGTCTGGCGATTGCGGGCCTTGGCCACGAGGCCGGCCTCGGCCATCTTCTGGCTCTCGCCGCTGGGGTAGCCGCCTTCGAGGGTGAAGCGCGACGTCGGAGTGTTCGAGCGCGTGGCGATGCGGAGCTGCGTGGCCTGCACGGCCTTCAGCAGCCCCTCGGGGTCGGCGGCGTCGAACTGGCCGAAGGTGCCGTCGGTCGCCGGCGTGTGCCACACCTCGCCGGGCACGTTCTTCAGGCCCGAGGTGTCGTCGATGCCGGCCACGTAGCGCTGCGGCCAGCCGAGCTGGTCGAGGACCGCCGAGAGGTCCAGCAGCTCCTTCGTGAGCCGGTCCTGCTGCGGGATGGTCCCGAAGTGCTCCGGGCGTCCCATGTGGTCACTGCGCGGCTTGTTGGCGAAGTGGAAGACGGGGATGCCGAGCGGCTTGCCCTCATAGACCCACGGGATGGGCCACTTTGTATCCCCGTCGTCGAGCCAACGGCCCCACATCTGCTTCGTCCCGGTCCGGGCGATGGCAAACCACTTCTCGACCCGGTCCGGGTAGTAGAGGTTCATCCGCTTGACCCGCTCGCCCGTCGGGTTGCTCGGGCTCGCCTCGTCGGTATCCCACACCTTGGACACGTAGACCAGCCGGCCCTCGTGGTAGTGCGGGTTCATCACCTCGGGCCGGTTGACGTGTGCGGAGACACGTCGGGCGTTCTGGTCCCATTCGAGGATGACGAAAGCGTCGCCCTTCTTCGCCGTGAGGTCGTGGACGTCGAGCTGCAACTCGTCGCCGCGGTTCTTGTCCCACCACGTCCACAGCCAGTCATCGAGAGGCGAGTTGCCCGAGCTGAAGCCGATGATGGCCAGACGCTCGACGAGCGCGTCCACCACGGTCTCGCAGTAGTTCTCGACGTAGGTCAGGCCGGACGCTTCGAGATACTCCTTCAGCCGGTCGGTGATGTAGGACTTCTGGGTGCCGTCGTAGTACGTCTCGGCGGTCGAGTACAGCTCCAGTCGCTCGTTGGGGATGGTCGAGCATTCACGCAGATGCTTCTGCTGCGCCTCGTCGATAACGCCCAACCGAGCGTCGAGCATGTCCTGCCCAGCCTGCATCGCATCGGTGTACTGTGTCGGCTTGCCCATCGCCTTGCCGGCCATCAGTCGCGGTCCACGTACTGGGCGCCGCGCAGCGTGAGGTCACCACGCCGGACGACCTTCGCCTGTGCCGGCTGCACGTAGGAGTGTGACGCCACCTCGACCCCCTTCATCAAGTCGTTGAACGCGCCCGACCACGCATCAATCTGGTCGTCGTGCTCGACGTTCGGGAACCCCTCTGCCTCATCGAGAAAGTCGCTGAGCCACGGCCCCTCGACGACGTAGATGTTACCCGCCTCTGCCTGCGATGCGAAGGGGCCAGCGCGGGTCTCTTTCGACTGGCTCTGTGGCACACCCCGGACGCTGTACCCCTGAAGGACGTGCCGGGTGTAGTACGAGATGAGCGACTTGCCGGCAGCGCCCGGCTCCTGCTCGATGCGGATAGGCGTCCTCGTGCCGTCCTGTGCCGCCGTGGCCTTCACGTTGGCCTCGACGCCCTGCGGGCTCCAGCGTCCGCGGCGCTGGTCGAGCATGTAGAGCAACCGGGTGTGGGTGTCGAGCCCGAGCTTCGCTCCCACGGTCCAGTCGGGGTCGTTGCCCGATGGCAGCCCGTCATCCTCCTCGGTGGCCGCGAGGTCCCAGTAGCGCACGGTCCTGAAGGTCTCGGCCTGTGGCGCCGTCTGGAGCACCTTGCCGAACCACTCGCGCTTGAACATGCCACCTTCTCGGATGTCCCAGTCGCCCTTCAGGAGCCGCATCCGGGTGATGGGGTCGAGCTGCTCCAGCGAGATGAGGTACTCCTCGATGTTCAGGCTCGGGTTGTCCTGCACCACGCTGGGGACGAAGACCCGCCCCTTGGCTCGGCCTTCAGTGATGAACCGGCGCTTGACCCACGCGTGGCCCTTGTTGCCCGGGTTTGACGCAGAACGCATCCGCAGCGGCACGTCGAGGTCCATGTCCTTGCGCAGCCGGGAGAACAGGAACTGGTACATCGTCTCGCTGAACGAGGTGGACTCGTCGAACCCGATGAACTGGAAGTCAGCGCCGGCGTAGCGGTGCTTCTGCATCTCGGTCTGGAGGTAGGCGAAGGTCAGCGTCGCACCGCCCTTGTAGACCGTGGCGTCAAACTCCGGGTTGGGGAACCGCCATGTGTGCTCGCGGTCGTCCCACTTGGCGTCGGTGCCCTGCAACCAGTCGCGCGCACGGTCGAGGAGCGAGCCCGGCAGGCTCAGGTCTTGGAAGGTCCGCCGGAACAGGATGGCGTTGTAGCCGGGGACGTCCACGTACTGAAGCGCGGCCATGAGGAGCGCGTCGCTCTTGCCGCCGCCGGCAGCTCCGCCGAAGAACGCTTCGAGGACGTGGTCGAGGAGGAGGAAGACCCGCTGCGTGGGGTGCGGGCTATGCGGGATGTACCTCGTCCACTTCGGCGTCACCAGTGGCGTCAGGTCCGACAAGGCGCGGTTCGCTTGCTCCGGGGGGACTGATGACACCCACTCGGACCATGACATCAAGGCCGGCACCCAGAGCGACGAGCTGCTGAGCTGTGTCGCCGGCAAGGCCATGTGTGTGTTTCACCTCGACCTGTGGTGCCTGAC